GTGCCTGTAGTAATTGCATATCCAGCGGTATGACCTAAAGTCGTGTTGTATGCGCCAGTGACTAAGTAGCCAGCCTGATAACCAACGGCAGTGTTGTAAGAAGCTGTGGTGTTTGAACGTAGTGCGTTTTCCCCAATGGCTACGTTAGATGCTCCCGTTGTAGTTAAATACAAAGCCGCATTACCTACTGCCGTATTTCCATCTGCATTGCTTGTATATCCCGCCAAACGACCAACAAAAGTACCGCCTCCGCCTGTAGTATTACTATACCCCGCCTGATAACCTACAGCAGTATTGTTAGAGGCTGTGGTGTTGTTGTACAGTGCTGAATTGCCTAAAGCAGTATTATTACCACCCGTAGTGTTAGCTAATAGCGCATTAGTGCCAAAACCAGAGTTATAACTTCCCGTTGTATTTGCTACCAAGGTGTATCCACCAGCGGCACAATTTTGTTGCCCTGTTGTGTTTACCTGTAACGCTTGATTGCCTATAGCAATTCCATAATTTCCAGTTGTGTTGGCTGCAAAAGCACTTGCACCCACCGCAGTGTTGTTGGCTTGAGCACCTGCACCACGGCCTACTGTGATGCCATAAACAGTCAGGTCAGTACCAGAGTACAAAAGGTTGGCAGAGTCTTGGAGAAGACCAGATGCTCCTGCGTAAGTTACGCGACCAGAAGTCAATGAACTCAAAGTTAAACTTGCGCCACCAACAGTGCCAGTCAATGTGGGCGAAGCGGACAAAACATTGTTGCCTGTACCTGTATTCGTTACGCTCACTACGTTCTTGCTTGCATCCAATGCCAATGCTGTAGAAGCAGTCAGGCCAGATAAAGTGGTTGTGCCTGTAACAGTAACGTTGGTGAACGAAGCTGTGCCGCCCGTATTACTCACCTTCACAAAGTCAGAGCCATTCCATGCACAAACAGCAGACTCACCCGCAACAATGGTCACACCAGTCGTTGGGCCAACACCAACCAACTTAACAGAGTAGCCGCCTGTGGTGGCGTTGATAACTGTATAAACCTTTGACTGGGCGGGCGCTGTGATCGTGCGAAGAGCTGTACGCGCACCTGAGAATAATAGAATGGCTTCACGGGCTGTGTTTGCTGCGCCTGTGGTTGTAGTCAATGTTACATCTGCATCAGTGCTTACATTAGTCGTACCGGCAACCGCAGAGTCGAGCAAAGATGTAATGGAGTTGTTTACAGTGTCGCCCCAAGTACCGCTCAATTCGCCCGTGACTGGCAGTGCCAAGCCCAATAGTGATGTGTATGCTGTCGTCATTCAATACTCCTAGTTCGTGTCGATCTGTGCCCACCCAGCGTCCTGAGTATCACCTATCTGTGTCCAGCCCGAAGACTGAACGTTGTTGATATTTTGCCAGTTTGCGGTTTGCGTGTCATCAATAATTTCCCACAAAGGCCGCCCCACCACCAAATCCGATATCGTTGCCAGCTCCACAATTGAAGCCCTAAACAAAGCCAGCGCTGCATCCACATCCGATCCCGTTGCGCTCTCAGCGATAACACCGCTGAACGTAACCTTTGCCGCCGCAGAATCAGACCCGCTTGCCGACTCGCTTACAGAAGACCCAACAGATATATTGGCAGCTACCGCATCCGTTCCAGTCACACTCTCAACAATATACGCCAAGAATGTGAACGCCCCTGCCGTTGTATCCGTCCCTGTTGCGCTCTCTGTGATCCTGCCCAAGAAGTTGGCAAATGCCGCATCGCTATCCGATACTGCCGCGCTTTCGCTTACTGACACCCCATATGTGGGTATCGCGCTTATCGCATCACTTCCTGTTCCTGTCTCACTCACATTTGCTACAAAAGTAGCTTTGGCACTTACCGCATCTGTCCCCGTTCCTGTCTCACTGATCGCCGCACCAAGCGTTGCAAGCGCACTTACCGCATCCGTCCCAGTACCCGTTTCACTGACAGCCGACCCAAAGGTCATTGCTCCAGCAACACTGTCAGTACCCGTACCCGTTTCAGAAACCGACACCCCATAAGTGGGCGTAGAACTTACTGCATCTGAAACTGTACCGCTCTCACTGACCGACACCCCATACGTTGGTATGGCGCTTACTGAATCCGTCCCAGTACCAGTCTCACTTACCGCCGACCCAAACGTAGCTAACGCACTGACTGCATCCGATCCTGTAGCTGTTTCACTGACGCTAGACCCCAATGAGGCCAATGCAGAGACAGCATCCGTCCCTGTCGCAGTTTCAGCAACGCTCCGGTCAACGACTGAATCACCCCAGCCAGCCTGACCCCATGTGCCAGAACCCCAGCCGCCGTCAGCCATTTAGACCTCAACCGGCTAAGCTGAATGTGTAAGTTACGCTCAAAACGTCACCAGAAACCACAGAGCGGTCGCCGGGCGATTGAAAGTCAGCGGCAGAGAACAATGTTCCAGTCGTACCACTCTTAGCACTACCACTTGTCAAGAACGCACCGCCAACAGTGGAAGTCGCATTGATGTTAAACGTAGCAGGGGAAGCTGAGTTAGTAACCACAGAAGGGTTTGCAGTCGTTGCCGTGGCAAATGTAGCAGTCACGCGGGTTGCATTGCTGTAAGGCACAACTTCAGTCCAGCCAGCGTGGGAAGACATTGTGTCACCAGCCGCAGGGGTGTTAGAAGCACCAGCACCATACAGACCAATATACCAAGTGGTAATCTGGGTCACTGAAGTCAAAGCCGTGCCAGCCATGTACTGAAGGCCAACGTTCACTACCAAGTTCTTAGACTCAGCAGACCACTTCAAGTTACCATCTTTATCATGGCACTCAACGTAGTAAACGCCTGTGGCTTTGGCTTGCTCGCCTGATTGTGTACCGGCAGTCAGACCACTAAAAACATGGTCAGTTGCTGTGAGTTTTTCTGTGGTCATATTGACTCCTTAGTTAGAAGAACGAATTAACGCCGCCGATGCTGTATTAGCGGGCATTGTGATTGTAAAGTTAGAAGATGTTTTATCGGAACCAAAGTCCAATACGGCAATTGATTTATTACCCTGAGATGAGTTATAGATCAAAGCACAACGAGCTGTTACTGAGGCATTGAATACTGCGTTGTTAAAGTTAACATAGGCAGTGTAGTTTTCAGCATTAATGGTTGTGCCCGTCAAGGTAACCCCGCCCGCCGTGTATCCGCCGCCGGTCACTTCATTAGAAGTTGAATACACTGTGGTTGCAGCGTTTAAATCTGCACTGGCTGTGTACAAAGATATCTTTAAGATATCAGTTGTAAGGTTATGAATGCCTTGATACAGCTCTTTTTTGAAGCTGGTGGTCTGGGTCTGGACTATTGAACTCATGATACAGACACCCTAACCTGACCATCACGATAAGCATCAGCACGTTGTTTGCCATCTGCCAAGTTTTTGTACAGCGCAATAGCTTGCACATAACGATCTTGAGCCAACTTCACCATGTCGGGCTCACCCTTCATATAGGTATAGGCCTCACAGATAGTTCCGTACAACAGAACAGAATCAAAGTTATCACCAAGCCATGTAGTACCTGCAGTAACAATCGACTCTGGATAGTAGTTGTAGTGAAGTTCTGCGTTGTATGCAGCATTAGGTGTCGGGCCAATAATAAAGGTCAACTCGTTTACATCATCTGAGCGGGGGCCAAAAATTGCATAGTGCTTGGGTTTACCCGTTGTTGCGGGGTTTGGGTATGCCTCGCGCATGAAGTTCACATCTTTGTTCAAGAGGTAAAGATACTCTCCGCCAGCAGCTGGGTATATGGCAAGGCTATATACCGACAAAAAATCAGACGGACACTGGAGGTATTTGTTACCGTAGGTCAACACGCCCGTCACGTTCTTTCTCAAATTAGCGGGCTGCGCAGTGTTATAGATGCGCTGCTCCGCCTGACGTATGAACACATTCATATTGGCAGTTGGGAAAGAATTCTCGCAGTAGTCTCCTACTTGCGTGACGAGATCGGCGTAATTCATGCCATCGGGCCTCGTGCCATCAAGCCTTTAGTGGCTGCGCCCGTACCGCGAACTTTGATGCCGCTGGTCTTAGTGCCGGGCTGCTCATTGCGAGTGATGTTTCCTACAGACATATTGACTGTAGACGCACTACTATGATTAGGACCACTGCCGGGATTAGAAGAGGCTTCAACAGCTTCACCAGTCATTGTGTGGGGCTGAGCATAAACAGAAGCATCACCCACTTCTTTACCCATTAATTTCTTGCTAAATGTAGCCATGATTACCCTCTTTTTTGGTTATTAGCACGCGCCATATTGCGGCCTACTTTACGCATTTCCATTCCAGTTACGCCGGATGT